CGCAGGGAAGTGATTAGGTTTATTAGGGATATTCAGGATTATATGTTTGAGCATTATCCTGAAGTTGAGGTTGGCGAGGGTTTACGGGTATATCCGGGTGGTAGCACTCGTGATGAGAAGTGGTATAGGAAAGTGGCATGACTACATTTTTGGATTTATTGGGTTTAGGTTTTAGGCCACGGATTGTTTTTGATAGTGGCGGTGATGGTGGCGGAGGCGGAGATAGTCGCCCTGATAGTGCTAAGGCTTTAGATGAGACTGGTGGCACGAGTGTTGCGGATGCGTATCAGCAGTATGCGGATACTATGGCGGAGGCTGGTGTTCGGAATTTGGCTGGTGCTGGTACGTCTGCGTATGAGCAGGCTCAAGCGTTAGCTGGTAGGGATGATGATGACGATGAGCCATCATTTCCTGTTGTTGTAGGTGACACTGTTGGTTTTCCTGATCCTTCGATTGTTGAGGATGTAGTTCTTGATCCTACTGGTTCTCCAACTGGTTTTAGTGTTCCTGACGAGTTTTACCGTGATATTATGGGTTTTGATGTTGCGGATAATCAGCCGAGCGGGATGTTTCAGGGTCCAACTTTGGACGCTGATATAGATCCGTTGGGTTTGGATAGTGTTGGTGCTTTTACGCCGATTGATGTTCCTGAGATTAGTGATATTAATTTAGAGTTTGGCGATATTTCTTCTACTGATACCAGACCTGTTGCTGATACTAGACCGTTTACTACGTTTGATGATTTGATGGGTGGTGGAGATGATTTAGTGGGTGGTAGTCCTGCTATAATTGAGGATACAAGTCCTTCGCTTGCTGATCCTTTTGTTCCTAGTGGCATTGGTGGAGAAGGTTTTGGTGATGAGCCTCCTTTGATTGATATGCAGAGTGTTACGACTGCTCCGGGTTTTCCTCAACCTGAGATTTTAACTCAGCGGGAATTATTTGAAACTGGTCAAATTGGTAGATCTGATGTTATTGGTGGGGCTGCAATTCCTGCTGGTGATATGACTACAGAGGATTATTTGGCTGCTACTGGTTTGACTAGCACGTTGGCTCAAGGTCGTGATCCGACTTCTCCGAACGCTGCTGAGTCTGCTTTGATTAGTGATGTTTTGAACAATAGCAACATTACTATGGATAGTGATCGTCAGGCTCGTATTGTTGAAACGATGCGTGATAATGGTGCTACGGGTGCTGAGATTGAGAACTTTTTGAGGGAGAACCCGGAGGGTAGTGAGTTATACAGTGGTGATGGTTCATTTGGCGCTAATTTAAGGAATGTAGCTGATGATGTTTTGAGTTACTTTGTTAAGTCTGCAACATTTGGCTTGATTGATCCTAAGAAGATGAATTTCAACACTGCTCAAAGGTTTTTGGACGCTTACCGTGATACTGGGAAGTTTGTTTATGACGCTGAAAACCCTGATGTTGTGATTGGCGTTGAGGACAGTGACGGTAATTTGGTTCGTGGTTTTGGCGAGTTTCAAAATACTGAGAGTGGTGCGATTAGGGTTCAGGATGTTGCGGATATGGGTGGTGACGATGAGGGCGATGATGGTTGTCCTTCTGGTTTTGTTCGCAATCCTGTTACTGGTGTTTGTGAGCCGATTGATGATGATGTTGGTGAAGCTCCTCCGATTTCGGTTGCACCTCGTCCTGTGAGGCCGAGGGACCCTAGCCCTGCGCCTGATCTCCCTGATCCTGTAGATCCGGGTGATGGTATGATTATACGCCAGCCTACGTTTGCTACTGGTGGTATCGTTGGTTATCAGCGGGGTGGTGATGTTGATGCTGAGAGTTATGATTTCAGCCCGTTTCAGGAAACTGGTTTTGGAACTGGTGACACGACTTTAATGCAAAGACATAAGTTAGGTCTTGATACTTTTGATGACAATCAAATGAACATGTATGATTTGAACAACGATGGCATGGTTGATCAGACTGACATAGACGCTGGTTTTCAATTTATTACTGGTAATCCTGATTTAAATGTTATGCAGCATGTTCAGAAGCGCGCTATTCGTGAGCGAGATCCTACTCCTATTAGGTCTAAAGATCCTCTTGGTGATCCTGTGCCCACCTCACCTGCTGCGCCTGCACAGGGTATGTCAATTCGTTCAGTTGGATTTCAGGAGGGTGGTCCTGTGACTCCTAATATAGATAATTTCCTGCGTACATTTAGGGGCTGATTTGTATAAGAACATAGATACTTTTGTTCAGGGTTTTGCGAACGGCGGCGGCGTTGGTTTTGAGCGTGGCAGGGGCAGTATTTATGACAGTTACCTTAGTGCTAAGAAGAAAAAGAAGAAGAAGAAGGAGAAGGAGAAAAGTTTTTCTGACGGTCCCGGTTTTGCTATAACTGGTTCTGGTGATTTTGGTGACACTGATGATTTAGCTACTGCATATGAGATTTCTGAGGCTTTAGGTGGCCGTGATGATAGTGGCGATGATCCTGTTGATAATTTTTTAGAAGCTACGTTTAAGATACCGTCAATAACTCAAGTGGATCAAAGTGAGCCTGTTGCATACCCTAGTGCTTTAGATCCCTTAACAGCATATGGTCGTAGGGGTCCTGATGTTAGAAGATTCTTTGATGATAGTGAGCTTCAAGATACTGGTGGTCCTAGATTTTTACCGATAACTGGTCAAATATATACGTCTGAGCCTATGAGTTCTGCTGTTGGTGGTTTGATTGACGATCATGAATACCGTCATTTAGCATTGAACGAGCTTCGCAATGTGATGGGTAAAAGAAATCCTGCTGAAAATATTTACAAATATGGTCAGCCTATGATGGATGCAGTTAGTGATATTTTAGATTTTAGCGGTTCCAGAACACAGGGTAAAAATTTAAGAGATATTTTAAGGGAAGAAAAATTTGTAGAGCTTTTTGACCCTCCTGCTTTGGATGAAGGCCCATACGGGAGAGATCATTTAAGTACAATTGATCCTAGAACAGTTTTTGAGCAACTAGCAATGATTGATGAGGATGCTGGTTCTGTTCAGCTTCAAAGCCCAGAATTACGAGGTGGTATTCAGGATGTTTTAGCTGGTAGAATGTCAATGGGTGATTTTTTTAATCTTCCACAAGTTCAAGAAGTTGCTAGAATTATTG